CCCCCACCTAGAAAACTAGGCAGGGGAACTAACTATGAAAAACTACAAACTAACCTGCAGTTGTAAGAGCAGCAGCTACTGCACTATTCACTTCAGGACATAAGCTAGGCTCTGCTCCTGCAAATGTTAATGTATAACCACTTCTATCACCTTCAGCAGTACCTGTTGCAGCACTTCCTGCGGTTAAGTCTAATGCTCTTGTTTTACCTACATACCAAAACTTACCGTTGTTATCTTTAGCAACTGCGACAAGTCTATTCTGTGCCAATAACAAGATTTCATTTCTTGTATTAGCTTGTAACTTATTTAAAATTATTGTCAATTCAGGGGTAAAATATAAAGTACCATTTTGAACATTTGATGCTATATTTTCAGTAAGCATTGATGTTCCTTTTGTTAACTCATATTTATAAAACTTCTTACCTGTATTTTTTACTAATGCAGTAATTACTCCACTAGCTTCGGTTGTTGAAGTTACATCTGAACTTGCAATAAAATAAACCTCCGTAATACCACCTAAGGAATCACGACAATCTAGGGTATATCCCTGTGTTAATGCACACGCCATTTTTGTTTATTTTATCTTATTAAAAAATGGGGAGTATATTTCAACCCCCCTTATAATTAAATTGCTACCTTAACGATTTCATCAGGGAATGCAACATTCACACCCATTTTGAACTCTGCTGCAAAACGAACTTCATCAGCTTCTTTTGCAAAGAAGATTTCAAATTTTTCTTCTTCGTTAAGTAAATCTGTTCCTAAGAACAAGTTACTTAAACGCATTGCATATAAATCGTTTGTACTGTTTAAGCCTTGTAAAGCTACTACTTTAATAGAAGTCCCTGGCAATACAAATTCAGTATCTGCTTTACCATCAAAAGCATAATTGAACATATTAGCGTTCTTTAATGCAATTGTGTAAGTACGGAAAACATCCATACCACAAACAATAACCATATCATCAGCAGATACAACTTTAGCAGGGATTGCTTTGTAAATACCATCAAACAAGCTAATAACATTAGCTGAAGTGATAGAACTTAAAGGAGCACCTGAAATATATCCTGATACATTCGCATCAACAACACCACTTGCAGCACCGATTAATTTGATGAAACCATCAAACTTATTTAAGTTACCATTAGCAGATGCAGTATCACCTTGCCATAAAGCAGTCTCTAATTGAGAAGCAATTGTTTTAGCTTTTCTATCAGAATAATCTTGCTCAAAAGGAATTGAATCATATTGGCTACCTGTTGGTAAAGCCTTTTGTAAATACTTAGCTTCTAATGCTTTAGGGCATAAAGCTTCTTGTACTTTAATCTTACCTACAGTTACAGTTCTTTGAGTAAAAGAAGTTGTACCTGATGCGTTCCAACCGCAAGTACCACCTGCTTGAAAGAAAGCATCTGTATCCATAATGTTGATAGTCTCTGCTGATTTAACACCGACCATAACATTACCTGCACTTTTAATAAGGGCAGCAGTTTTTGCACCTAACACAGATGAAGTCACCAATGATGCTTCGTTTTCTTTTGTGTAGTTGCTTAATGTACTAATTGAAAATGACATTTTTTATAAATTTATTTGTTTAAAATTGCGTTTCTATATTTCTCTAATCTCTCATATTTAGTATCATTTGAAGATACATATGATTGAAAAGCGTTTGCTGCTTTTTGAGTTGGTTCAGCAGTTGGAGTGTTTGAAAGTGCCTCTACTAATTCAGCTACTTGTGCAAACCCTTGTTTTACTTTACTCTCTAATTCAGCAATTTTTGATTCTAATTCAGTTCTTTGCTTTGCAAACTCTGCTAATAATTCAGCTGCCATAGCAGTTGTATCTTGCGCAGGTTCAACAGGTGCTGCAGGTGCAACAGGTTCTTCAATAATAGTATCTTCTTTAGGAGAAGCTATTTCAATAATTGTTCCTGTTTCATCTACTTGGATAGAAGTACCATCCATTAATTGATATTCTCCTTGTGGAGCAGGTGTACCATCAGCCATTTGTACTGTACCACCAACCTCTAATGCAGAAATTTGAACCTTAGTTCCATCTGCCAAAGAATATTCAGCCATTTGAACTTTAGTCACTTCAGGTGCAACAGGAGCAGCTACTGCTTCAGGTTGAGCTTGTTGTGGCATATCTTCAAATAGACCTCTAATCTGTTGTAATGCTTCTTTTGGGGTCATAAATATTTTATTTTAAATAGGGGATTAGCTTATATATTATCACTTAACCGCTTATCCTTACTATTTACCGTTCATCATATTTTTAAAAAAAAGGGGTAAAATGTTTGGAAGGTGTCTAAAACTTGTGTACTTTAGCTATGTCATTGAGAGACACCAAAAACAAACATTATGAGCCACAAAATCCTACCACCGCCAATTGAAGTTAAGTTATCCCTTGCTTTAATTATTTCAGCTATTGCTTCAGTTTTAATTCAATTATTAATCAAATAAAATAAACACTATGAAAAATCAAAAATCACCTGAAGAACTTTATCAGTATTTAACAAATCAAAGAGGATTTGAAATTGCTAGAAGGTCTTTATTAAGACAAATGCAATGGTTTGAACCAACTGCATTAGAAAATTCTATTGCTAACACTTATGGAATGTTAATGTGTTCAAATGGTGGTAATAAAGATGAAGCAGTAAAATTCATTTGTACTCTTTATAAACCTGAAAATTTATTTAGTTTAATGAAAATGGCTGAAAATAAAGAAGAATTAACTGAAGAAATTATAAACAATTTAAAATAAAAACTATGAAAAATCTAATCGCAAAGTATGAAGGTCTTGGTTTTCACCTTTCAATCAAAGAAGAACCACTTATTATTGCCTATTGTGTAAAAAGCAAAAGTAAAGCTAGATTTGCTAAACCTTTATTCAATTACAGATTTAGAAGCATTGAAAGAATGGTTGAGTATTGTTCTGAATGGATTGAAAGAGTTGAAAAGAATATTAATAGTGAAAATGAAAGAAAGGCTAAAAAGAAAGAAGCACAAAAAAATATGAACCATAATTTTGTAGAAGGTTCAATCATTTACAACTCTTGGGGATATGACCAAACTAACATTGACTTCTACCAAATCATAGAAGTTAAAGCAAAGTCAGTAATTATAAGAGAGATTGCTAGTTCTTATGTTTCAGGTACTAAAGGTTATATGTGTGCTAATGTTAAGCCTGTTAAAAATTCTTTTGTAGGTGAACCGATTCTTAAAAAGATTGTAACTTCAGTTAATTATAATGGAAACATAAGTTATAACTTATCATCAAAGCATGGATGTTTCTGCGAGTATGCAAATGTAGAATCAGGAGTTTACTCTAGTTGGTATGCTTAATTAAATTAAATATGAATAAAATAAAATATAACTCACTTGCCCTTGCTGCTGAATACCATAAGTATCAGCAGTATGGGTTTAAACCTTATCTATACCACTTATTAGATGTATGGTTTGAAGCAGAAAGATTTTGTAATGAAAACAATATCAAAGATATAAAAATGGATTTAATCCTTTCTGTGTCTGCATTGCACGACATATTAGAAGATACTAATATATATGAAAGTAAACTTAAACAGATTAATAGTAAAGTTTATACTAATGTAAAACTCTTAACTAAGAAACCACCATTAGATAAATACTATATTAAAATAGCCAAAAGTGAAATAGCTTCAGTAGTTAAATTATGTGATAGGATATGTAATGTAAGGGAATCTATCACGAATAGAAACTACCACAAATTAAAAAAGTATATATCTGAATCAAAAGATTTCAAGATTATATACTCTAAGTTTAATAAGCCCTTATCTAATAAGCTAGAAAGGCTTTATTTAAAAGGAAGATTGATTAGTATTTTTCGTATTCCGCCTTACTAAGCATTTTACCCTCTAACCAAGCATCAACTAATTTGTTTGGTTTACCTACCACTAAATAAGGTTTTTGACCTTTTTGTTTAGCTTCATAACCTCCTTTAAGAAGATTTCTAAACGCAGTTTCTTCAAAAGAATTTTCAAAGTAAACCTGTTTTCCATTAACAATTTCTTCTAATAAGTTCTCATTTCTCATATACACAATTTACTAAATTTATTTGATTACCCCAAAAAATTACTGTAATATTTTTTAGATTCTTTTTCTATTTGACTTCTTTGTTTAACATCCTTTACATTATCTAAATTACGATATTTTTCGTATAGGTCGTGACCCTTACCACCTTCTATACCTACTTGTTTAGCAATCTCATTATATTTCTTTTCACCAAGTATTAATTTAGCATTCTCAGGCTTTTCCTTAGCATAAATCATTTTAGGGGTATTTACCTGTATTTCAGCAGTTAAGCCATTAGCGGTCTTTATATTGATTAAATTGCCACTATATCCTAATGGATTAGATTCGTGAGATTCTGTTTTAACTCTGCCATTTCCACCTGCAACTCTTGGGTCATTACTTAAGTCTTTTATTATACTCTGCATTTTAACAGGGTCATCAGTAATTATAGTGCTTCTAACTGCATCTTTAATATTACCTATATTACCACTTTCTTCTGTATTTGTTTTCCTTACAATAGAATCTGTTGATTTCATATTAATAGGAGTAACAACTGCACCATATTTTTCAGCTAAGTCTTTACCTAATTTATCAACTTCAGGTGCTGATTCCTGTGCTTTACTTACTAAATCTTTAACCTCTGCATCATTTGCAGATACTGTTTTAGCACCACCTGTTACACTTGGAGTATCACTATCACCACCGCCTTCAGGTCTTCTACCACTACCTTCACCACCTAATTCAACTTCTTCTAATATTTTATATATCTCACTCATTACCTGTGCTTCTTTTGGGATGCTAGGTGTATAGTTAAATATCCCTTCAATAGAGAATCCTTTAATAGTGCCATCCTTAACCTTTGCCCATACTTCAGGATTTTCAACTAACATAGAACAAAACCAACTTCCATCAGGAGCATCCTCAAATCCTACCATTGGCATTATACCTCTTGACTTATCACTAATGAAACTTTCAAACATTGTTACACCTGTTTCAATTTGATTAGGGTCGTGCATTAAGTTCACATTATTTTGGTAACCCTTTTTAAAATACTTCTGTACAATTTTGACAATAGTATCTTTAGAAAAAGCCACATAATAATCACCGAAACTAGCATCACTTCTAAAAATAGGAGTATCAGCCAACATAGCACAACCACTAATGATATGCTTATCTTCAGAAATAATCTGAAACTTTTGTTCATTCTTAAACGCATTCCAATTCTTTTGAATGGCAGGTCTATCAACTAAAGCGACAAACTGAACCTCAGCATCATCACTTAAGTCATCTGATATATCCAACATATATAAAGGTAATTCCATACTCATAAATATCTATTTTTAAAATATTAACTAAATCTTGCTCTTTCTCTTATTGCAGCTATTCTTTGTTGATTGCTAGTTACATCACTTTCAATTACATAAGCTCTTACTGCTTGATTACCTATATCATTAATTGATTGCTGACTTATATTAGTAGTTTGTGCTTGTGGTGTTTGTGGTACCATTGGTGCTTGTCCTGACATTGAAGGCATACCACCACCTGCACCACCTCCTCTAGGAATATTTACAGAAGATATTTGTTTAACTCTAGCTATACCTGCTAATACTGCAGGAGCAGCCATTAAATAAGGATAAGCAGGATTTATTACAGTAATAGGACTTTTAGCAGCTTGTTTAAATATTGTTGATGCACTTAAGTATGTATCAATTGTTGCAGATGCAATTGCTATTGCTTTACCTGCAGCAGTTTCTTGACCAATAATATTAGATAATCCTGAAGTAATATCTGCAATTCTATTTGCAGTATCTTCTTTATTTTGTACTTCTAAATCAGCTAAATTTCTTTTATCCTCTAAATTTTGAGTATCTATTTCTTGATTTTTAATATATGCTACGGCTTTATCCTCTAGCATTTTACCAAATCCATCTTTACTACTTTGCTGTGTTAACTCTTGTGTTTTTTTAAGAGTATCTGCGTGAAGTGCTATTTCATTTTCTTTAGCCTTTGCTCTTTCATCTGCAGTTAATCCATCAGTTCCAATAGGGTCAGTATCTAATTTAGAACTTTTCTTTTTTCTTTTTTCATATTCAGCTAAAGCATCATCAATAGCTTTCTTTTCTTTTAATGCAGCATCTATTTCATCCTGTATCTTTTTTTCCTCTAATAGTTTTTTTAATCTTCTTTCGTTTGCATAACTATTAATAGTTCCTTCATCTCTTAATTTAGCTATTTGTTTTTGTAATTCACCTTCAGCTTCAACTCCTTTTCCTTCTATTTCTTTGCTTTGTTTTTCTAAAGCAGCTATCTTTTTCTTTCTAAAATCTTCTTCTATATTAAATTTAGCATTTTCATTATCACCTGCCTTTGCTAATTCAATTTCCTTAAGTGAATCTAAATCTTCTAAATATTGATTATAAGATTTTTTACTTCCTTCAACATAAGCCTTATCAAGTTTTTCTTTTTCTATCCTAGCTTTTTCAGTAGCACCTGATAATGATGTCATATATTCAATCAACATTCCTACGCCAACAACTATTGCACCTATACCTGTTGCAACTAATGCTGCTCTAAATAATCTTAAAGCAATTGTTGCTCCTGTTGTTGCTACTGCAACTTCTGTTGTTGCTACTGCTTCTGCTTCTAATGCAACTGTTTGTTCTACAGTAGCTACTGTTGTAGTTTTTGTTACTGCAACACCTTCTCCCATTACAAAATTATATGCAGTTTGATATAAAGTTGTACTTTTAATTACTGCACCTAAATTCTTAAAACTATCTATGCTTTCTCCAAGTGATTGTAAACCTTGTGATAAAGCCATTGCAGATTGAACCTTTAATAATGTCTTTTGTACATTCTCACTTTCATTTCCAAATAAAGCCATTGCTCCTTGTACTGCACCAAATCCACCTGCAACACCTGATAGTGAAGCAGTTAATGCTTTAAACTTTGCATCAGGATTAAAGGCATCAGACATAGCTTTAGCATCACCGATTCTGTCTCGTAATTCACCTGCTCTTTTTGCAGCATTAATTGCTTCTTTTGATGTTACACCAAATTTTTCAGCTAATGAAGCTACTTCTGCTTGTGCTTCTCTAAGTTGCTTTTTAAGTGAACCTACTGAACCTTCAGCACCTGAAGTGTTTACATTTACATTTAAATTTAAATTCTCTGCCATTAGTATGTTGTTTCAATTACTTTTAATAAACTTATTTTCGTAGTGTTATATTCTATTGGATTAAATCCATCTACCTTATTCAATCTGAATAGTACACCATCTATCCAAATGTATTTACTGAAATCTAAATTCAATATATCAGTTGTATTAAGTAATGCTGAACAGGTTAATAGTTTACTATTTTTATCTGTTATCTCAGCTATATATTCACTATGATACACATTGAATAAATTAGTTGTTGGATATGTTGTTGCTGCAAATGATAATTCTTTAGGTGCTCCAAAGTTAATATCATTGGTAGGTGTATTAGGGTCATTTAAATGACCTGCATATCCATAAGTAGTATAAGAATTTAATACAGTTGCTCCATTCATTATATTCCAACTAGCAACACTTGTTTTCTTTTTTACTTGCATAATTCTAATAACACTATCCATAACATCCTCCTTAGTATTATTATTAGACAATTTATATATAGCAGGATATATTTTATCAGTACCTGATTGTTGAAATAAAACACTAGATGCAAATATTATTTGTGTTGTTTCAGTATTTTTACTGAAGTCAAATTGAGTATCATATATTCTATCACCATAATTTTCACTATATTTCTTTTTATAGTTTTCATTATAATAATCACTATCATCTTTAAATTTATAATGATAATATCTTGCATTAAGTTCACTCATTGGTTTTATAGTTAATGGCTTTGACCTATCAACTTTATTTGTCCAATCAATTGCATTATCACTAACAATAGGATAAAAATCTATATAAGGTTTTATTATTATCTTTTTTTCATCATATTTATCATCATAGACATATAAATTAAACATCTTACATATACTTAAAAAGAAGTCTCTTTGAAAGATACCTTTAGGTATTGTGTTATTAATCTTAATAGCTTCAGTATAATTTATAGGAACTAATTCAACTGAAGTAGTTGTAATTTTAAAACCTTGTGAAGTTAAAGTACTTAACTTATATTCTTGACTTCCTAAAGTCCAATCAACTTTTACTTCAAAATAATCACCATTATTTATTGTATAATTAGTTAAATTAAAATTAGCTTGAAAATAATTTCCACTAAATCCAACACCCATATTATATGAATCAATAGCTATACCATTTTTCAATAAATTCATAGTTGCATTCGGACCAATTGTCCAAGCTGCATTTAAAATAAAAGATAGATTAACTACCTTAGTTGTACCTATATAAGTAAATCTTGTATCTGTATTTGTTAAAGTAAAATTACCTAATAATATTGCATTAAATTGTAAATATATTTCAACATCTGTTCCATAATAAATTTGAAATAATGGAGTTGCACTTAATTGAATAGTGCTTGAATTAGATAAAACCTTTTGATTATGTGGTATTATAAGTCTATTGTATAAAGCTAAATCACCTGTTTGTAAATCTAAAGTATATGTATAATCAGTTCCTGCAAATATTTTTTTAATATATTCTGCTACATATAAAGCAGGTCTGAAAGTAGTTACTTGAAAATCTTTTTTATAAGTACCATATTGTCCTGTACTTACATTACCATAATCTATTAATGGATAATAATAACCTGACCCTGCTGTAGCATCCCAACTGCTTGTAATATTTGAAATAGTATAATTATGGTCATAATCACTAAAATCTAAATCTTCTAATCTTGCATTCCCTAATGCAGTTATAAAACCACCTAACTCACCAATAACTGAACATTGATATTGTATTTGCTTATCTTGTATAACTATTTCAACTATCCTTAATGTACCTTTAAATATCTGTACCTTGTCAATAAATATTTTACAAGGTGCTGACTTACTAGCATTGAAGTTATAATTAACATTTGGTAATGTACTATCATAGAAATTTGCATTGCCCAAATCAAATATAAATCCAAAAATTTGGTTATTCAATGCAGTTCCTGATAGTGTCATTGTCTTACTATATGAAGTATTCTTAGAACCAAAATCAGTTATATCATCTATTGTATAAGTAAACTCTGTACTTATATCCTGTAATAAATCTAATTTATATCCTTCTACAAATATC